CATTTAGATAATGTATATAAATAATTATTTTAGTACGACCATTTGGTCAGAACAAAAACCAGAGTTTGTTAAATCTTTAAATAAGGCAAGTAACAAATATATCAAAGAAGCAAGAAATAGAAACAAAGCGCATATAAAAAAATATGGTGATTTTGGATTATCTCATCACTCAACACCATTAACACACGACAATGACTTTTTAGATTTTAGAAACTACATAGGTCAAAAGTCTTGGGAGTATTTAGATCACCAAGGTTATGATATGTCACAATATCAAACTATGTTTAGTGAGCTATGGGTACAGGAGTTTGCTAAAAAAGGTGGTGGTCATCACTCTGCACACATACATTGGAATCAACATGTATCGGGTTTTTATTTTTTAAAATGCAGTGATAAAACATCATACCCTATTTTTCATGAACCAAGAACAGGTGCACGTGCAACTAAATTAAAAATAAAAGATCAAAAAGGTATTTTTGGAGGTACAGAGTTAATTAATTTTAGACCTGCACCAGGCACATTAATTATTTTTCCTGGATATTTAGAACATGAATATGCTGTAGATTATGGTATTGAACCTTTTAGATTTATACATTGGAATATACAAGCTGTACCGAAAGAAATGGCTAGAGATGTATAATATATTTAGTCATTATTTACATGAAGAATTGTTTTCTTTAGATACTAAAAAAATAAAAAAAGAAATATTTACTATAAAATCTAAAGATAAAGGAAGAACTATAAGTAATTATGGTGGTTGGCAAAGTAAAGATTTTGAAAAGATAAATAAAAACTTTAAAAGTTTATTTGATAATATTAATGCCTCTGTGAAAAAAGTAGAAAAATATTTAAATTTAAAAAGACAATTATCTCTAGCAAACTATTGGTGTAATATAAATTATTTTGGTTCTTTTAATAGACCTCACACTCACATAGGCAGTTTAATATCTGGCGTGTATTATATAGACGTATATGAAAATTCTGGAAATATAGTTTTTACGAATAAAAACCTTGATCCTCACTATAAAAAAGTAAATGCTTTTAATGAATATAATTCATCAACTTGGACCGTAAAACCAAAAGAAAATTTATGTATTTTATTTCCATCTTATTTAAAACATTATGTTGAACCTAATTTTAATAAAAAAGAAAGAATTAGTATAAGTTTTAATTATGATTAAAATAAAAAATAATTTTTTACCAAAACAATTATTAAAAGAAATAAATTATCTTGTAACTGATTATTCGTTTCCTTGGTACTATCACCCATTTGTTGTTGATGATAATATCAAAGGAAAAGAAATGTATTTTACACATATATTGTTTAGAGAAGATATGGTTAACAGTTCGTTTTATGAAAAAATAATGTCTAATTTTTTAAAAAAATTAAATATTAAAAAGTTAAGAAGAGCTAAATTAAATTTATATCCTTTTACAAATAAATTAATAAAACATGGTTGGCATACAGATTCAGAAATCTCAAACAAAGTAGCTTTGTTTTATTTAAATCAAAATAATGGTTTTACTTTTTTTAAAAATCCAAATAAAAAAATAGAATCTAATTCTAATAAATGTGTATTGTTTGATAGTGATATAGTGCATAGAAGCACTAACTGCACTGATACATTATGTAGAATAACACTAAATATAAATTATGACTAATTTTAAAGTAATTGATAATTTTTTAGATAAAAAAGTTTTTAAAGAAATACAAGAAGGTATTTTAGAAAACACTTATTTCCCTTGGTACTTTTCTAACTATGTGGATTATCATGGTGAAAAAGGTCTTGATAGAACTCAGTATAGCCATGTGTTTTATCAAAAACATGGTCCTAATTCTAGTCACATTGATTTACTAAATCCAATTATAGAAAAATTAAAATGTATTTCATTAATAAAAATAAAAGTAAATAGCACCTATTACACCGATAAAATTAAAGAAGGAACATTTCATGTTGACAATAATCATAAAGGAACAACGACAGCTGTATATTATATAAATACAAATGATGGTTACACTAAATTTAAAAAAAACAAAAAGAAAATAAGTTCTGTTGAAAACAGAATGGTTATTTTTAATTCTGATACAGAACATTTAGGAACAACTACTACAAACGCAAAAAGAAGAGTGGTTTTAAATTTTAACTATTTTTAATATGAGTTTTAAAAAAAATAAATATACAGTAATTAGACAAGCAATATCAAAAGACCTAGCATCTTTTGTTGCTAATTATTTTTTAATGCAAAAACAAGTATATGATACTTGTAGAGAAGCAAGATACTTTTCACCGTTTGAAAATATTATAGGTCACTATGAAGATGATAATGAACAAATACCAAATACATATTCTCAATACGCTAATATGGCTATGGAAACTTTGTTACTTAAATGTCAACCTAAAATGGAAGAAGTCACAGGTCTTAAATTATATCCAGCTTATACCTATGCGAGAATATATAAAAAAGGAGATGAACTTAAAAGACACAAAGACAGATTTAGTTGTGAGATATCTACGACTATGAATCTTGGTGGAGACGACTGGCCAATATATTTAGAACCAGATCCTAAAAAAGGTGGTGTTAAACCAGGTATTGGTTATGTGTCTGATAATACCAAAGGTGTAAAAGTAGATTTAAAACCAGGAGATATGCTAGTTTATTCTGGCTGTGAGCTAGAACATTGGAGAGAAAAATTCAAAGGTAAAGAATGTGTACAAGTTTTTCTGCATTATAATAATCGTAAAACCCCAGGAGCAAAGGACAACATGTTTGACAAACGTCCACATTTAGGACTTCCCTCTTGGTTTAAACGATGATATAATTCTTAGCTGGGAGTTGTGTCACCACCACATACCACGCAACTCCCTTTTAAGGAATTTATATTATGTTTTTTGGCGGAACTACCTTTGCAGGAGCACCCTTTGGAGATTCAGGATTTAACCCTAATGCGTTTGTAAACGTAACCGGGAATAGAATTAATGCTAACACAGGCACGGTGGGTTTAGTAGGTAATGCTAATATAGCTGTTACTGGTAATAGGCTTAATTTTACAATTGGTAATGTAACTATAGTTGAGGGTTCAGGTGTTATTGTATCTCCTGATGGTAGCCGTATAAACGTATCTACTGGTGATCCAACTATCGTTGCAAAAGCAACGTTGGCTCTTACAGGATCAAGAGTAAACTTAAATACAGGCACACCTACATTTGCTTCTATCTATTCTGTAACAGGATCTAGAGTAAATACAAATACAGGAAGTCCAACTATAGTTGGTAAAGCTACTGTATTACCAAATGGATCAAGAGTTGATGTCAGCACAGGATCTGTAACTATATCTGCTGATGCAAACTTATCAGTTACAGGAAATAGAGTAGATGTAGAAATAGGAAACGTTACAACTAAAGCAAATGCAACTGTAACAGTAACAACAAACAGACAAAATTTATCAACAGGAACTGTAACCATTGTAGCAAAAGCAACAGTTACACCAGATGGTAGTAGAATAAATGTTGCAGATGGTTCTGTATTAATTAAAAAATGGGATGGTATTGTACCAGGAGCAAGCATGACTTGGGAGCCTGTGCAAACATCGTTAGGATAGAATATGTTATTTGGAGCAACACCCTTTGCAAACTCACCATTCGCTGATCCAGGCGGCGTAACGGTCTTTGTTAGTATAACTGGAAACAGGGTAAATGTAAGCACAGGAACTGTTGGAATTACTGCTTCTGCTAGAATATTGCCAGGTGGTTCTGAAATAGAGATATCTGTAGGTAATGT